TCAACCGAAACACTGATCAAAGCGATGCGAATCGTATCCGACGGTAATGACGGCGTTGTCTCAGTAGCGATTGCTGAAGCAGCACAGCGACTGGAAGAACAGCAAGACCGCATCAAGCGGCTGGAGGAGGAGAACGACGCATTGCGAGCGGATCTGCTGCTGTGGGAGAACGGAGGGCCGTTGCCGTGAAACGCTACACCCACATCGTATTGCGACGAATGCCTCCACTGAATGGATTCAGCATCAAGACTCCAGAAGGTAAGTTCCTTAGCGACGTCCGCCCACGGGGCATCGTGCGAGAACTCAATCGTCTCAACGACCGCATCAAAGAACTCGAAGCCAAAGTGGATGAACTCCATGACCTCGAAAAATGGTTGGAGGGAAGATGAACCTCAATGAATCACAGAATAGCCTCATAATTCGGAGGCTCAATGAAGTCTGGACTGGAAAAAAGCCATGTCCAATCTGCTCTAAAAGTACCCGCTGGGACATCTCTGGCGTCCATCAGGTTCAGCAATACAACGAAGGAAACCACTGCCCCGGTGCGCCCATTGCTCCACTGATACTAGTTTCCTGTCGTACCTGCGGCAACACGATCCTATTCAACGCCATCAGTCTTGGAATCGTTGACCCATCTACCGGCAAAGTGAAGGAGTAGGAATGAATCCCGCATTCATCTACCGACACACCATGACCAGCGAGGTGCTGGTTGTGGACATTGAGCGAGCGAAGGAACTCGATGCCGCAAGACCGTACTGGAAATTGCTCCACTCAATCAACGCGGTTGAGGTGCTACATTACATCATCGGTCTAACACCACGGCAGAGGAACCGATACATCAAGTCACTTACGAAGAAACCATGACCATCGAAGAAATGAGAACCATTGACGGAGTGAAGACTTGGAAAGAACTGGAGGAGGCCCGTGCCAGGATCGCGCACCTGGAGGCAGCACTTCGCAGGATCTCCAACCAAGACCATCGCGGTAACCGCTCGACCGAATCTCAGATCGCCTTCGAGGCGTTGAAACCATGATCACCAAACTGCACGAACTGCCGCCAGACCATCATCTGCGGAACACGGCCATCCAGGACATCGACGTAAGGATTAAATGCAGGCACAGCGGGACCACCCGGGACCCGCGGACCTGGCGCATCAAGAACGACACCTACAACAGGCTGTGCGACACCTGGCAGATCAACTTCGACTTCATACTACAATGAAAACAGCTCAACAGATTCAACAGGAGGGAACGGGCCCTTACCACCTGACCAAGCGGGACGCCGGGGAGGCCTACCGGGCTGCCCGTAAGATCAAGATCGAGTTCACCAGCTTCTTTACCAGGAAGCGCGGGAAAGGCTCCAAGTGAGAGACTTCGACGTGGCCAGGACGATGATCGAATACGGCGGCTCGTTTGTGCGCAAACTGGGTGCCGCGGCTTTAGTGGCCGACCCTGAGAACCTGGCGAAGATCAAGACGACGTGGCCCGACTACTGGGCGAAGTACCAGCGCATGGCCCAGCAACTTTCCGAGGTCGAAAAGCAGGCCTCGATTCAACACAACAACAATAACAACACAAAGTAAGACGTATGATAATCAGTGCAACAGACGGTAAGAAGGACTTCGCGCCGTGCCCCGAGTTTTCGGGCCGGGCGGTGTGCGTGGACGTGACTCCGTTGAAGGAGTACGAGACCGAGTACGGTGTGAAGCAGAAGTTCAAGTTCGCCTTCGAGATCGAACTGCAGGACGACAGCAGGGACCCGGTGCAGCCCTGGGTGGTGTTCACCAAGCCCATGGTGCCCAGCCTGCATGAGAAGGCGGCGCTGACCAAGTTCCTCAAGGACTGGTTCGGCCGGAAGTTGACCGACCAGGAAAACAAGAGCTTGGACCTGGAGAGCCTCATCGGGCGGCCGGCCAGCCTGGTCATCGGGCACGAGCAGAGCGCGGACGGGAGCAAGACCTACGCGAACATCAAGCTCATCATGGCGCACAAGGCAGGCGAGCCGCTGCCAGCGAGCGGGCTGTGGGTGCGGCTGCAGGACCGGCCTGCGAAGGATGGAGCCGAGGGCAAGGCAGCGCCGGCAACGGGCGACTCGAGTTTCCGCAAGACCTCGGGCGGTGGACAGCCTCCGGCGGACGATGCGTCCAAGGTCAAGGTCCATGTCGGGAAGCACAAGGGCATCGAGCTCCGGGAGCTGACCGAGGAGAGCATCACGAGCCTGATCGAGCACTGGCTGCCCAAGGCCCGGGCCGAGGTCAAGCAGACCGCGGACGACAAGCGCCTGATCAACGGCCTGGTGTGGTACCAGGCCAAGTTCAAGGCTGACGAGGAAGCCCAGGTTAAAGTGGAGCAGGACGACCTACCCTACTGAGCCATGAATCCCACCAGGAAGAAGTACACCAAGGTGGCCCACCTCATCCCCGAGGTCATGCAGATGAGGGCCGAGGGCAAGAGCATCACACAGATCGGCGAGGTCATGGGCCTGACCAAGCAGCGCATCAGCCAGATCTCGCAGGCGGCCAAGATCAAGGCCGAGATCCAGGCGCAGTGGGGCTGGCCCTTCACCACGCGCACCTTCAATATTCTGGACCGCATGGCGGTGAAGGATAAGAGCGAGGCCCTGAGCCTGTATACGTCCGGGCACCTGCATCCCAATGCCGTCACAGGCTTCGGGTGGAAGTCCTACTCCGAGATCTGCGAGTGGCTGGCCGTGCCGGTGCTCCTGAAGCGGCCCAAAGAACCCAAGCTGTGCCCGCACTGCGGGAAGCAGATCTGACAACTTTCCCGGCAGCCCGTTGCTGCTGGGGACTCATGGACAAGCGGGGGGTGCGCATCCGCTGACAAACGCACAACTACCAATCCAAACCGTTTTAGTATTATGCCAGCAAACCCACGTATTTACTTCGACATCGAGACAGGACCGCTCCCCATTGCGGAGCTGGTCATCCCACCGTTTGACCCTGCTGCGGTCAAGCTGGGCAACATCAAGAACCTGGACATCATCGCGGAGAAGATCCAGCGGGCCGAGGAGAACCACGTCAGCGACTACATCAAGAACGCAGCACTGGATGCCCTGAGCGGCCAGGTGCTGGCCATCGGATACCGTGTCGAGCATGAGCAGCCTGCGGTGCTCTGCGCCGATACGGATGGCGAGAAGGCCATGCTGCTGCAGTTCTGGTCGATGCTCGATAGCTTCGAGCGCAAGCCGCAGTTGATCGGATTCAATACCAAGCCGTTCGACCTGCCGTTCCTGTTCAAGCGGTCCTGGAAGCACCGGATCACCGTGCCATACTGGATGCGCAACGGCAGGTATTGGACCGACCTGATCGTGGATCTGCGCGAGGTGTGGCAGCTAGGCGACAGCCGGGCGCACGGCAGTCTTGCTGCGATCTCGAGGCACCTCGGGCTGGGCGACAAGGCCGGCAACGGGGCGCACTTCCACGAGCTCTTCAAGACCGACCGCGAGGCTGCTATTGCCTACTGCCTGCGCGACGTGGAACTCACGCAGAAGGTCTCCGACATCCTCATCCCGACCTACTGATCCGATGACTACAAGCCCGTCTGTCCATGTGATCGAGGACGACTTCGATCCGACGCCCGAGGACCGCTTCATGGTCTGGGCAAAATCCTTCGGGAACGTCTTCCTCACAGGGCAGGCGGGCACCGGCAAGTCCACGCTGCTGCGGGAGTTCCTGAGCAGGGTGGAAGGAGTCCGGGACGTGGCTATCACGGCCCCGACAGGCATTGCCGCGTTGAACGTGGGCGGGACCACCGTGCACCGGTGGTGCGGGATGCAGTTGGGGCCGCAGGATGGCGAGGACTTCCTGCAGGCTGCCGAGCGGCTGGAGGAGCAGCCTTCGATTCATGGAGCCCGCAAGCGGGTGCGGAGCACCGAGGTGCTGGTGGTCGACGAGATCAGCATGATGGCAGGAAGGCACTTGGACTTCTTGAACTACTGGGTGAAGCGGATCAGAGAAGACAGCAGGCCCTTCGGCGGGTTACAGGTTATCTTCCTGGGCGACTTCCTGCAGTTGCCGCCGGTCAGGACCGACCAGAGCAAGGCCTACGACTGGGCTTTCCTGAGTCAGGCTTGGGAGGAGGCCGACTTCAAGACGATCAAGCTCGAGAAGGTGCGGAGGCAGAATGATCTGCCGTTCATCGAGATGCTGAGCGGGTTCCGGGTGGGCAGGATGAAGCCGCGGGACAACCAACTGCTGCGGAGTGCGCTCAGAATGAACCCGCCGGAGCACATTACCCGGCTGATGACGCACAACGTGCAGGTGGACAAGTGGAATAATTATCGGCTGAGTTCGATAGATGGCCCGATTGCTGTGTTTGACTCCGAGGTCAGGGGTGTGGATCAGGCGGTGGAGTTCGCCACCAAGAACATGAGCACGCCGCGGGTGCTGCAGTTGAAGCCCGGGGCTGCCGTGATGTTTACCGCGAACGATGCGGAGCAGGGCTTCTACAATGGGCAGGTGGGCCGGGTAGTGGAGTTTCGGAGTGGGGATATCGTGGTCGAGAGCCGCGGTGAGAAGATTTGCTTGGGTCGGCGCAAATGGTTCTTTGAGAGTCTGGGGGTGACCGTCCAACAATACCCGCTCCGATTGGCCTACGCGATGACCATACACCGGGCGCAGGGACTGACCCTGGATGCCGCGAGGATTGATATCCGGGCGGCCCGGGAGCCCGGGCAGGCCTACGTGGCACTGAGCCGGGTGCGGACACTGGGCGGGATCTACCTGACCGAGTGGCCGAAGGGTTGGTTCATCAGCGAGGAGGCGTTGGCATTTGAGAGGAGGGCGGAATGACATGGATACTTCCAAAGCAGTTACACACCTTGGCCTCTGCGCTGGATATGGAGGCATTGAGCTTGGACTCAAACGAGCAATCCCAAATCTGCGCACAATCGCTCTTTGTGAGATCGAAGCCTTCGCCATCAGCAACTTGGTTGCGAAAATGGAAGCGGGATTCATGGACCCAGCACCTATATGGCCGGATCTTAAGACCTTCCCTTGGGCAGCGTTTCGCGACCGAGTGGACATCCTCACTGGCGGCTACCCCTGCCAGCCCTTCAGTGCAGCCGGGCAGCGCAAAGGAAAGCAAGACCCTCGGCACCTCTGGCCGTGGATTGCAGATGGTATTCGACTTCTCAGACCTCGGATCTGTTTCTTTGAGAACGTCGAAGGACATATCAGCCTGGGGCTGTCCGACGTCATCGAAGACCTGGCAGGAATGGGTTACAGAACGACGTGGGGCATATTCAGCGCGTCTGAATGCGGAGCGCCACACCAGAGGAAGCGAGTGTTCATCATGGCCAACCGCATCGGCTCGCGATTGGAAGGATTCACCTGGAATGGCGACGACAGCAATCAACCCGGACGGGTCGGACAGGAACAGAACGGATCAGCTTGCGCGAGCGGTTTATGTTGCTGGCCCAGCCGTCCCGGCGAGCAGCAGTACGGATGGGAGCCGCCAAGGGTTGTGGGCAACACCGAGAGCCGGCAAGACAACGGACGAGAACCCGGAGACATGGGCGAAGAGGCAATCCAAGGGGGATGTGGCGACGATGCCGCTGACGGCGCAGGTGAAAACATGGCAGACAGCCACCGTGTCGACCGGAGCGCACCGGCAGAAGGACGGGAGCATGACCGACAAGCTGGACCAGCAGGTGAAGAACTGGGCAACACCGGATGCGAGCGACAGGAGGAGCGACAAGTCGAGGCAGGTGGGTCTGAGCAATCAGACTCAAGGCAAACTCAACCCCCGCTGGGTGGAGACGCTGATGGGGCTTCCAGTGGGCTGGACTATGCCGAGCTGTGCGTCTCCTGTGACAATCGAACGGATGAGCTGCGACTGCTCGGCAACGGCGTTGTCCCGGCAACAGCGGAGCGAGCCTTCAGAACACTGATCAAAGAGCTGTTATGATGACGACGCAAGAGATTGAGGGCTGGCTGGGGACGCCGCTGTTCCTGGTGCCGCAGAGCCCGGGGACCAAGATACCGATGGTCAAGTACACCCAGGAGACCATGGAGAGTACCAAGCGGGACGTGTACCGGGTCATGCTCGAGCACGGGAACGTGGCTGTCAGGTTGGGGGAGTTCTCCGGAGGGCTGTGCGCGATAGACTTCGACGATGAGGGCAGCCTGGAGGCGTTCCTGAGGGTCAACCCAGTGCTGCAGGGGTCGGCAAGGTGGAAGGGGAAAAGGGGCGCACAGATTGGCGTGAGGATCACGGGCAAGTACCCGGGGCCGTGCGCGGAGCGCAGCACGACCGAGATGGTCCAGGTGGGTGATCGGTTGCTGGGTAAGCCGTTGTATGAGTGGCGGAGTACGGGGAACCTGAGCACGGTGAAGGGCGTGCACCCGAGCGGGTGCGAGTATAGCGTGCTGGTGGACAGGCCGCCGGTGGCGCTGGAGTTCAGCCAGATCCGGTGGCCCGAGGGCTGGCCGGCTCCGGGCAGTCGGGATGAGATCGCGCAGTTGATCCGGCAGCATGGCGTGCCCTGGACGTTCGGCCGGAGCGGCACGGGCAATCTGCAGGCTCCCTTCTTCGCGGCCTACATGGCGCACAAGGAAAGGTTCCTCTTCGATGCGGTGACCGGGATGCACTACTGGTACAAGGAGGACCGGGGGATCTGGATGAGCATGAGCCGCGAGGAGATGGCGCAGAAGGCCCTGGAGACCGCCAGGCGCGTTCTGTTGGATCAGGTGGCCTCGACGGAGGACCCGCGGCTGCCGGCGCTGCTGACGAGGCTGACAGCCAGCTTCGCGGACCAGGTGGTGGATCTCATCGGGAGGCTGCAGGTGGAGCGCAATCCGTTTTCCAGACCGGACAGCGTGGTGCACTGCTCCAATGTCATGGTGGATCTACGGGCTGCACCCTACGAGATGCATGGCTTCGGGCCGGAGTGGATGTCGAGGAATCAGACGCCGGTGCGGTATGTCCAGGGGGCAAGCAGCGAGATGTGGCAGGCCTTCCTGGATCATGCGCTGCCCGAGGAGGATGACCAGATGCTGCTGCAGAGATGGGGCGGCCTGGCGCTGCTCCAGAGGAACAGGCCGCAGGTGATTCTGCTGCTGACGGGGACCGGCGGCGGCGGGAAGAGCACGGTGGCCGGGCTGGTCAGGCGACTGGTGGGCGATGAGAACTGCAGCGAGCTGAGGACCGCGCACCTGGGTAGCAGGTTCGAGCTGGCCAACTTCCACGACAGGACACTGCTGATCGGCAGCGACGTGCCGCCGGACTTCCTGTCCTGCGAGGAGAGCCAGCAGCTCAAGGCGCTGACGGGCGGCGATAGGCTGAGCGTGGAGTTCAAGGGGAAGTCAGGGGCCAAGGCCGTGGTCGGCGACTGGAACGTCATTGTGACGGCCAATAGCCGGCTGAAGGTCAACGTGCAGGGAGACTTGGGAGCGTGGTCGAGACGGCTGCTGCTGCTAGACTTCAGCCAGCCCAAGCCGGAGAAGGTAATCCCCAACTATCACGACGTGATGATTGAGCGGGAAGGCAGCGGGATATTGAACTGGTTCCTGGAGGGCGCGGAGGATCTGTGCCGGGTCATGCAGGCCGGCAGGCCGTTCCCGGTGACCGAGAGGCAGCGCGGGATGATTGATAATCTGTTGAGCGAAAGCGACAGTGTTAGATACTTTGTTGTTAACCATGTCCGGGGTAGCAGCATGTCGTCGGATTGTATCACAACCGAGGAACTGTATAGTGCTTACATGACGATGTGTAACAACAAGGAATGGGGGCCTGAACCGGAGAAGCGTTTCCAGAAACGTGCCGCTGAACTGATGCTGGAGATACACCAGGCCATCCCGTCGAACCACATTCACCGTAGCGACGGTCAGCAACAACAGTCCCGAGGCTACATGAAAGTAACCTTGACCGCATGAAAAGCACTGGATTTGTCAAGTGTTGTCAAGCGGTTGGGACGGGGGACGGCACTTCTCAACTCGGTGCTAGAAGTGTAAAAGGGGGTATAGGCTGCTCCAGGGTAGGAATGGAGTTGGGAAATGCCGTCCCTCCCGTCCCAAACACTAGACACCGCTTGACAGTGGTAGGCCTACGCAAAATTGGCTCGAAATTGGTCGGGCAATGCCCAGCCTGTGCCGAGGTAGGTGGGGACAAGCAGCGTAATCACCTCGTTGTCCAGGCAGACGGGAGGTTTGGTTGCGTTATCCACCCCGGTTCCAGTGGCAAGGCACATAGACAACGCATATTTCAGCTTATAGGAGATAAAAGCGGCAAGGGTAGGCAGCACTTGCCCGCAACACCATTAGACATATCACTGTTATGATAGTAACAAACACAACAAAACTATTGATGGAGGCACCACACCTTGTGAAGGTAGGTGTGCAGCGTGGCTGGCTGTCGTACCCCAAGGACATGGCGTTCAAGGAGGACGGCACGCCAGCCCCGGTCATGCAGGATGAGCCGGAAGTCACCGAGCAGCGCCACACGCCGGACATGGCACGCAAGGCCTACGACCTGCGTGACCGCGGCCTGTCGCTGAACGATGTTGCCACGGCCTGCCAGGTGCCCCGAGGCAGCGTGGTCTATCTCATCACCAAGGGCCACGAACTCTACCTCGCAAGCCAACGGAAGGACATTGAACCATGACCACAACAAAGGCAGAATCCCCGCAGATGGAAGATCCATTCATTTACGCACCGCAGCCGACCAGCAAGGTCCAAGCAGTAACCCAGGCAGGCACCAGGCCGTCCATCCATGTCTCGCTGTACGCCTACGGTGGCATCAGCGCAGCCTGCATGATGTCCTGGGTAGACCTGACGGCCACGTTCGCCCGTTCAGACAGGCAGACCGATCTGCGCACCATCCGGGAGGATGCCCTGATATCCCGCAGCCGTTGCCGTGCAACCAAGTGGTTCCTCGACAGCGGCAAGGACGTCTGGATTCAACTGGACCACGACATTGAGTTCACCGCGGCCGACGTCATCCGTATGGCCGAGCTGGCCCATGAACACCAGGCAACCGTCTGCATCCCCTACTCATGCCGCTCACTGCCCGCCAGGCCGGCCCTGCGTCCCAAGGCGGAGCACCTGCAGGCCCTCAAGCATCAGGTGAATGACGCTGAGTGCGCAGCGGAGCTGGTGCCCATCACCATGTTCGCATCGGGATGCCTCGCAATCCCCCGTAAATGCCTTCTGGCGACACTTGATGCGCTGGAAGGGTCAGGAGTGCAGAGCCAGTACAGGATCGACTGGTGCGAGGATGTGCGCGTCGAACGCTTCCCGACCCTGTGGATGCCACTGGCCATGGAATCCATGCCCGGCAAACTCGAGTATCTCAGTGAGGATTACGCTGCCGCAGTCAGGATGACCCTGGCCGGAGTGAAGCACCTCTCGATGAAGCCCCGGAAGCAACTCAACCACTGGGGAGAGTTCCCCTTTAGCTTTGCGCCTTATGCCGGGTAAGAAGACCAGGGCATCGCTGAACGATGTCGCTGCAAAGGCAGGGACAGACAGAAACCGGGTAGCACTGGCGCTGCGTGATGACCCTAATCTGGCACAAGAGTTCAAAGATAAGGTCAGAAAAGCCGCAGAGGATGTCGGCTATGTCAAGCCACCAGAGAACCAGCACCCAAACTCTAAACTAGACCAAGACAAGGCTGACAAGATTGTGGAGGGTATCGTGGCCAACAAGTCACTTTCCAGCATTGCCTCAGAGACAGGGTTGAGCGAGCACACCGCCTTGAAATACATCAGAGGAGTCAAAGTCCCAGCAGACTACCCTGAAAATGAGGAGGACTGGAGGAAGGACGTTACTGGATTTCTGGAGGTTGCTATCTGGAAAGGCACAAAACGATTAGCTCAGGAATCAATGGCGTTCATAGATGACCGTAGTTTACCCGTAGCGGTGGCCGTGCTAACTGACAAGCTCGCAAATATAAAAGGCCAGCCCACCAGTATTCACCTAGCCATGACGGCCTCTGTGAGCCATCGGGACCTTATGAAGGACCTGAAAGAGCGCAATGTGACCCCTGTGAACGACGAGCAGACACCTGATCTGGTTTAGGTAGTGGCCCGAAATGTCCTACCCCTACCGCGGAAGCGTCATCGAAAACCACGACTTCAGGCCTGTTTCTGGCACTCATGCCTACAATAGCAGTTATATTCACTTGGTGACGCAAACCAGCAGCAAAGGCCCGTAAACATTGATCGAAACGCACGTCAGCACCCCTCCGCCGGGCCAATGTCCTACCCCGTTACAAGGGCCACCCCGGGGGAGGGGGTCGGGCAATCCGCGGCGACGGTAAAAGTCGACGGGTTTCCCAAAGCGAAAAATATTAGGAAATGAGCCAACCACCCAACCTCTGCCTCACCTGCTCCAAGCCCTTCGAGATCATCAAGATCCGCATCGGCTCCAAGCAAAAGCGCTTCTGCTCCGACCACTGCAACGACACGTGGTGGAACGAGCAACCGCTGCACCCTGTCATCCCCCGGGTAGACGCCCATCACCCCCGCGCACTCGAGCTGAAGCAGAAGCGCACCCAACTCGTGCTCCTTGAAAAGGCCGACCCCTACACCTACGGTTTCATCCCCGACCACTGGGAGATCGCCAACACTGAGTATTCGCTCACCCAGGAGCTCCTCATCTCCGGCGGCAACCGCGCCGGTAAAACCCTTTGGGCCGCCCGCCGCGTGGTTCAAACCCTCCTTGAGAAAGAGAACGCATCGGTACTCTGCTGCCACACCTCTCACGCCACCTCGGTCACCGTGCAACAACCCGCCATCTACAACTATCTCCCCGTCGCACTCCGGGCGACCAAGAAGGGCCGCATCCACTACCTGAACTACAGCCGCAAGAACGGATTCACCGACGGCTCATTCATCCTACCCAACGGCTCCCGCTGCGACTTCCTGAACTACACGCAGTCCGAGAACACCATCGAGGGCCGCGAGGCTGACTTGATCTGGTGCGACGAGCTCGTGCCCCAATCCTGGGTGGACACACTGCGCTACCGTCTGATCACCCGCCGTGGCAAACTCCTCGTGACCCAGACACCCCTCGAAGGCGTGGCCTCGGTCTACAAGGAGTTCACCGCCGGATCACAGGTCAAGAACTGGGGCACCGGCGAACTCTTAGCCGGCAAACAGGGCCTGCCTACATGGCCACCCGGCAAGGCTCCCAGGGTCATGGAGCAGCCCGCAACCAAGCGCAAAACCGTTTTCTTTTACTCCGAGGACAACCCCTACAACCCCTTCGACGAGATGAAGTCGAAGCTGGTCACCTCTCCCATGGGCCAGATCCTGACCCGAGCCTACGGCTGGGCCTCGGACAACATCGGCAAGGCCTTCGCCCGTTTCCGCCCCGATATCCACTGCATCCCGGCCTCCAAGGTGCCACCCGGCGGCACGCTATACATGGTCTGCGACCCCGCCGGCGCCCGCAATTGGTTCTGCCTATGGCTCCTAGTCTACGAGGACGGCAAGCGCATCGTGGTGCGTGAGTTCCCGGACTTCTCCAACTTCGGAGAGTGGGCACTACCGTCCGAAAAACCCGACGGCAAGCTCGGTCCCGCGCAAACCCTAGACGCCGGCCGTTCCATCTCCGAGTACCGCAACCTCTTCCGCCAGATTGAGTCTGACCTCGGCTACGGCGAGCCCGTCATGCGACTGATCGACCCCAAGGCCGGAGGTTCTCCCGCGCTCTCCGAGGCCGGCGGCACGACCCTCATCGACCTCCTAGCCGAATCCGACGATCCCCGGGACGAGCCCATGGCATTCATTCCCGCACCCGGCGTGCCCGTCGACCAGCGCACATCCGCCATCAATAGTCTCCTCTCCTACGACGCCACCCAGCCGCTCACCCCGCTCAACGAGCCATCCCTCTACATCACCAACGACTGCGCCAATCTTATCTACGCACTCTCCGAGCACACCGGCCGCGACGGGCAGAAAGGCGCGACCAAGGATCCAATCGACTGCCTAGGGATGCTTTTAGTCTCAGGTCTTGCCTTCGTAGGCCGCGGGGGCTTTGATTGCCGCGGCGGCGGTGGATACTAAAAGAAACGATCATGCAAGGCGATTCATACAAGCAAGCAACCGACGTGATGGCACGGGTCGGCGACGAGCCCAATGTACCGGCATTAACCGAGGAACTACGGCGCTCGGCCACCGACTACGGCGTCTACGCCCGTGTTGATAATGTGGAGAACGTGCGCTTCTGCCGCTGGCCCGGCCAGAGCGACGATGGCAAGAAGTGGAATGATTCCAACCGCAATGCCCCGGCATTCCCCTGGGACGGGGCCTCCGACACGCGCATCCCGCTGGCCGACGAGGTGATCAACGGCCTCGTCGACCTCTGTTCCACCTCTTTCTGGCGCTCGATGCTCCGTGTGTCGCCCACCAACATTAGCCAGCTCGACCAAGCGGTCACCGCGCACAACCTGATGGACTGGACGGTCAACGCCCGGATGTACAACGACCTCACCCGCGAGGTCGAACTACTCTCTCAGTACCTCTGGACCTACGGCTGGGCCGGCGTCCACGTCACCTGGCAGCAGGAGATGGGGCAGAAAGAGCAGTACCTGACGATGGAGCAGATCGTGGCCTTGGCAGCCCAGTCTCCCGAGGGCTCGGTCCTGGCCGACCTGCCCAACCTCATCGCCAACCCCGAGGCCGACGACCAATCCGCGGAGCTCCTGCTCGCTGCCTTCCCCAACCTGCGCAAGCGCCGGGCGCTCAAGGCCATCCGCGAACTGCGCGAGGAGGGCGAGTGCGACTTCCCTATCCCGACCATGGTCACCAACAAGCCCATGATCGCTGCCCTCGCGCCTTGGGACGAGTTGGTGTTCCCGCCCGAGACCACCGACATCCAGTCCGCCCGAGTAGTCTTCCGCCGGTTCTACATGACCGAGGCCCAACTCCTGAACAAGGTCGAGACCGAAAAGTGGGATGCCGAGTGGGCGCAGGAAGCCATTAACACGATGGGCCGTTTCAGTGACTACGCTGCCTTCCAGTATGGCGCCGTCGGCATTGCCGAGAACTCCATCCTCGACCGCGAGAATCTGATCGAGGTGGTCTATGCCTACCAGAAAGCAGTCGACTCAGACGGCATCCCCGGCGTGTTCTACACCGTCTTCAGCCCCCAAGTCGGCGACAAGTGGGGCTACTTTGAGGGGCTCGACTACGCGCACGGTCAGTATCCCTTCGTTATCTGGCGCTCCGAGCTCATCCACCGCCAGATCACCGAGAGCCGTGGCGTGCCCGAGGTCTGTTCCACCTGGCAGCATGAGGTCAAGGCCCAGCGCGACTCCATATTCGACTACACCTCGCTCGCCACGCTTCCGCCCATCGAGGTCCCCAAAACCCGCGGCGGCAACCTGAAGATCGGTCCCGCAATTCAGATTCCTGTCCTGCGCCGCGGCGAGATCGGCTTTTTGCAACCGCCCGCACGCGAGCCCGGTGTGGCCTTCCAGTTGATCGCAGCCATTGAGGCCCAGACTGACCGCTACTTTGGACGCCCGACCGAGAAGGTCCCGCCAGTGATCACCCAGATGCGCCAGCAGCGCCTGATCAACAACTGGCTGCATGGCTGGACCGAGGCATTTCGCCAGGTACTAGCCCTCACGCTGCAGTACATCGGCCCCGCCGAGATCCAGCGCATCACGGCCTCGGCCACCCCGCTCCCGCAGGACGTGCAGGACTTCGACGTGATGCTCAAGTTTGATGTCAGGGAAATGAGTACCGACCTCGTAACCGAGAAGCTCAAGGCCATCAGTACCCTCGTTCTGCCCCTCGACACTGCCGGCGTGATCGACCGGGCCAAGCTGATCTCCGTCGCACTCCGAGCCATCGACCCCAACCTCGCGAGCGAGCTGGTCATGCAGCAGGGCCCGGCCGCGCAGAAGATGTTCAACGAAACCAACGACGAGATCGCGCTGATGTCGCTTGGCAATCCTCCCCAACTCCGGGAGAACGACCCCACCGCGCCCATGCGCCTTCAATTCAGCCAACAGGTCCTGCAATCCAACCCGAAATATCAGGCCCAGCTCCAACAGGACCCGCTTTTCCAAGCCAACCTGCAGAAGTACATTGAGAACCTGCAGTTCAGTGTCCAGCAGCAGCAGAACGCCATCACCGGCCGCCTCGGAGTCTAATGAAACTGACCGACGAACAGCTTTCCGAGGCCCTCTCCGTGTCAGAGGAGCACCCGGTGCTCAAGGCCATGGGCCAACTCATCGACGACACGCTGCGGGACGAGGTGCTCAACGCCATCCTCCCATCACTTTCTGCGGAGGACCGTGCCTATAACTCAGGACGCGCCGCCGCAATCAAGGATCTCATCGCACAAATCAGTGCGTTAAGAAACGGGAGGGAGTTGACTTCCGGTCAATTCTAGGCTCTCACTCAAACAACGGCTTCTTGGTTGGCCTTAAACAACCCTGGCGCAGCATACCCGGCTTGCAGGGTCTAAAAGCATGGACATCCCGACGAATACACAGGAAGCGAAACCTGCCCAAAACACGGCACAGCCCCCAATCAACCCGATGCAGTTCGACGAATCGGCGTTGGCCAAGCTACTGAAGTCACGCTTCAGCGGGGAGGAAGAGAAGGCATCAGCCGTCGAGCGACAAGCGCCGGAGCCGGAAGCCACTTCCGTGGACGATCAGGCCGAGGATGCGGAGCCGACCGCAGAACAAACGGACGATCAGGCCGAGTCGCCTGATCAGGATGTTCTTTCCGAGACCGAAGAGAACAGCGACGAGGATTCGCTGGGCTACCGCAAACGCATCGACAAGCTCACGCGCCAGAAGAAAGAGGCGCTGGAGAAGGCCGAGGCACTCGAGCGGGAGCTCAACGACGCCAAGACCAAGCTGGAGCAGACCAACGACAGGCCGACCGCGGTGCAGTCCGCTGCAGACCCGTTTGCCGATGTCTGGGAAGTGTCGAAGCTCAACGATGAGTGGAGCAAGGCCCGGAATCTGAAACGGTGGTGCGAGGACAACATCGACGGCTGCGAAGTAGAGGGCAAGGAGTACAGCGCGGAGG